GACACGCACAACCGTCCGGACGTGGCGATCACGAACCTGCCGTTCAATCAGGCGGATGCCATTGTGCCGCTTGCTGTGCAGTCCGTGCGGCTGTTCGCCACGATTCTTCGCTTGTCCTGGCTGGAACCGACCAATGGGCGGCAGGAGTTCTTGCGGTGCGCGCCTCCAGACAAGCTGATTGTGCTTCCTCGGCATGACTTCAAGGGCCAAGGCGCGACGGATAGCGTGACGTCAGCGTGGTTTCTTTGGGGCTATGTTGGCGTAGGTCGTCCCATTGACGTAGTGACCAAGGCCGAGCGCGACGAGCCGATCGCGCAGCAGCGGCAGGGATGACCTACCCGAGCCACTGGACGGCTGCCGACATCGCGGACTACGAGGAGCGCGCGGCCATCATCGAGCACGACGGCAAGCTGCCGAAGGCTGACGCCGAGCGCATCGCGCGGGAATGTGTCGAGCGCGAGATTGCACGCCGAGCGGAGATACGAACAACGTAGGGGCGTATAGCGATGGGTCCGATGTCTGGCTTTTTCATTCGGAGAGAAACAGCGGCAATCCTCACGGTGTGGAGGTATCGCTACGACGAACGCGAGCACACCTTGCGGCTCGACGTCGTGACCACATATGAGCGCCCGTCGCGACGGCACAAGTGGCGGGAGGTATCGCGGTGGTCAAGACGGTCGCCAGATAGCCACGCCACTGATGACAGGCCGTCAGTTCCTGACGACGTGGCGGTGGAGGCGTTTGAACGTTTCACGTCGATGCTCACCGTAGAACGGTGACACGCACGGCGTAGGGGTTGACCGTGCGGTCGGTGCCTAACCATTTGGCGGACGGCTGTCGCTGTTCGCGGACCTGGGTGAGGAGAGATCACCGGCCGCGCGGTCATAACGAAAGGAGCAGGCGATGGACGACTGGGGAATCGTCTCGGAGGCGGATACGACGGAGCTGCACTGGCTCGGCGAGGCGGCAGCGCGGCTGGCCTACGTTATCGCGGCTGGTCGGCCGGATGCGGTGATTCAGGCGGCGCGGGCGGCGTATCGGGATGTCGTGCGCGCGGTGGACGTGGCGCGGCAGATGGAGCGGGCATGAGCGACAAGCTGACGGAGCGACAGTTTGCGCTGTGGGAGGAGCTGAATTTCTGGCACGGCATGCTAGCTGAGGCGGAGCGTGGACCGAGGCGGCTAGGGTTGTGTGGGCTTGCGGCGCTAGATTTCGGCATCACATCGAGTCACAGATGGATGGTTCGCGCCAGGAAAATGCGCCCTAAGCGGATGTGGCTGAACACCCGGTGGTGGTGGGAATACGGCTGCTGGAAGCCGCGCATCGCCTTCATCAAGCGCGTCATCGCGGCCATCGAGGCCGACATGGAGCGGGCATGACTGCCTGCGGCTCGGTGCGCTATCTGAGCGTGTGCAGCGGCATAGAGGCCGCTACGGTTGCGTGGCATCCGCTCGGGTGGCAGCCGGTCGCATTCTCGGAGGTCGACCGCTTTCCGTCCGCGGTGCTGGCGCATCACTACCCGACCGTCCCGAATTGGGGCGACATGACGCGGTTCCAGGAGTGGCCGGATGCAGACGTCGATCTTCTCGTTGGTGGAACCCCCTGTCAGTCCTTCTCCGTCGCCGGACTCCGCAAGGGACTGGATGACCCGCGTGGTTCACTCCTCCTTACCTACCTTGCCATTGCTCGCCGCTATCGGCCCCGCTGGCTGGTCTGGGAGAACGTCCCCGGCGTCCTGTCGAGTGACAGAGGACTGGCGTTTGGCTCCCTGCTCGGAGGGCTGGCAGAACTCGGGTACGGGTTCGCCTACCGCGTTCTTGACGCTCAGTACTTCGGCCTGGCCCAACGACGCGCGCGTGTGTTTGTTGTCGGACATCTTGGAGACTGGCGACGTGCCGCGGCGGTTCTATTTGAGCGCGAGAGCCTGTCGGGGCATCCTGCGCCGCGCCGCGAAACGGGGGAAAGTGCTACCACCACCCTTGGCGCTGGCCCTGTCAGCGGTGGCCGCACATACAGAACCGACGCCGATAGCGTGCTCAGCCTCATTCCCTCAACCGGAGACATCAGCCACTGCCTAAACGCCGGCGGGATGGGACGCAACGACTACGAGACGGAGACGTTGATCTCGCACAGTTTGCGTGCTGACGGCTTTGACGCCAGCGAGGATGGCACAGGGCGGGGCACGCCGCTGGTGCCTATCGCGTTTGACACCACGCAGATGACGAGCCTAGCGAACCGATCACATCCGAAGCCGGGCGATCCATGTCATCCTTTGGCGGCTGGCGCGCACGCTCCGGCGATTGCCTTCAGCGTTAAGGACTACGGCGCAGATGCTGGCAAGCTCGCCCCGACGCTCAGGGCTGGAACGCACGACGGAAGCCACGCGAACGGCGGCTGTATGCCGGCGGTAGCCTTTGCGAATACGGCCGGTGATACCGACCTCGGCTATCGAGAGGAACAGGCACCGCCCATCACCGGACGCCACGGCGATCCCGGCAATGTGATGCGGCCTGGAATGCGCGTGCGTCGCCTGACACCACGCGAATGCGAGCGCCTCCAAGGCTTCCCAGACGACTACTTGGACATCACGTATCGCGGCAAGCCCGCAGCAGACGGCCCGAAATACAAGGCGCTCGGCAACAGCATGGCTGTGCCGGTGATGCGCTGGATCGGTGAACGGATCGCGCTGGTGGACGCGATATGAAGCAGACCTGCGGCGCGGTGCATCCGGTCGACGGCCGTCCGCCGCTGGTCTGCACCCTACTGCTCGGGCACGACGGCCCGCACGGCGTCATCGGGTCGAACGGCGCGGTGTATGTGCGGTGGGAGTGAGATTGGCGCTTGACAACGCGGCTGGGCTGTCGCAGGATAGGTGGAACACATGAGCCGCGAAAGCGACCCATGTGCCCCTCGTCTCGCCAACGCTGTGGCTGCAGCGGTGCGCGGAAACTTCCGCCATCCTACCATCACAGTCCAAACGGGGCAAGGTCGACGTCTTTCTCAGGCCGAAGGCCGGGTTAAGCCGGTTGAACGTCCTGAGCAGTCCACGCGCATGGGGTGGGGCACGATCGGCCCCCAGGTGGGCGCGACCAGCGGGTCGCGAAGTAGTGCGCGCAGGCTGACGAGACGCACTCATACGCGCGCCAGACGACCGAACCGGACCGCAGAGCCACGACCGCTGACGTTTTCAGCGGGGCGAGTACCTGAGGGACACGGCACCTGACCTGAGTAGAGCGGCACCAACAGCCACCCTGCGGGACGGGCGGATCGGAGGAGGCGGAGAGGGCGGAAGGGCACGTGTGTTCAGAGGAGTGCAGCAGAGGAGCAAGGAGCATGAGCATTCGGCGCCGCGACACACCGGAAGCGCGAGCATATTGGGATTTCATTGACAGGGAAGTCGCTATTGTTCATGCCCACGACCTGTGCCTCTCAAGTCATTGTGTGGTCGATGGTGGGGCATGTAAGCATCCAGACACTGGGAAGCGGCGTAGCCAGCTTGCGGCCGAACGTGACGCTAAGGGTGCTGAGATTGACGCGCTCAGGGCGCGTCTTGTAGAGGCACAGGAGCGGCAGGAGCGGCTGATGGAGTTCGTGACTCATCGCGATTTTTGTCTTGTCACAATGGCGTGGCCGTCACGCCCGGAGTGCACCTGCGGCCTTGACGACATGCTGGGGCCGAAGGAGCCGAAGTGATGCGGACATCCGGAGACGCCGACTTCGACAAATTCTGGTCTGCCTACCCGCGCAAGTGCGCCAAAGGGGATGCGCTGAAGGCGTGGCGGGCGCTGAAGCCTGACGCCGCGCTTGTGGCCGACATGCTGCTCGCGCTGTCGTGGCAGCGAGACCAGGACCAGTGGACGCGGGACGGCGGGGCGTTCATCCCGTATCCGGCGACGTGGCTGCGGGCGATGCGGTGGGAGGATGAGCCGGTGGCGGTGGCGCCGGCGGCGCCCAAGGCGCTCGCTGGCGTGGTGCTGTGGATGAAGGAACGGAGGGCGGTGTGAGCGGGTGGCAACCGATTGAGACGGCGCCTGTGAACGAATCGGTGCTGATTTACATTCCGAAGTGTCACAACTACGGCGCAGGTGTGTTTCGCGCGGTGCGAATCGACATGGGCAACGGTCCTTGGTGGATGACCATAGGGCATGCCGTGGAACGCGCCGTTGAAGAACCGTGGCTGATCACGCACTGGATGCCGCTGCCTGCGCCACCGGAGCCGTAGATGCCCCGCACGCGCCCACAGCACGAGGTTGAGCGATTCGGGCGGCTCATGGCGGCGCTCACCACCATGAAGCGGCGGGACGCGCTGTCCGATTTCGACATGCGGGTTTACGAGGCGGAAACGGTGGATATCCCGCTGCCGCTGCTGACAACGGCCGTGGATACGCTGCTCAAGACCTCGGTGTGGTTCCCGACTGTCGCGGAGCTGCGTGAGGCGTGCGACGTGGCACGGCGGGCGCTGCCGTTGCCGAAGGTAGTCGAGCAGTCGCTGCTGCTGTCCGCGCCGCTCGAAGTGCAGGTGCCGGGCAGCGGCCAGCGCATCCCGATCACGCGTGAGTGGCGGTATCACTGCGAGGCGTGCAGCGACACCGGGTGGAAGTCGTGGTGGTGCGGCGAGGAGTCGCCGAAGCCGTGGCAGGAGCGCGGGCGGTGCCAGCGGGACGCCGACCATGCGGGGCATGAGTGGACGACCGAGTGCCAGTGCCGGGAGAGCAACCCGTCAGTGCTGCGGAAGCGTGAGGCGCAAGCGCGGATGGCGGCGCAACGGCAGGCGGCAGCGCAGGAGAAGCGGAGATGAGCGAGCAGGAGAAGGACGCCACGGTGGACACGAGCGCAGTGATTGCGGACGCAGTTGCGGACGAGGCGCGGCGGCTGTTGGAGGGCATCGCGGTGTTTCCCGGTGACAAGTGGCCGACTGCGTGGGTGGCAGAGCGGGCGCTACTGCGCGACGTAGAAGCGGTCAGGCACGTAGAGGAGTCGCCGTGGGCGGGTGGGACTCTTGCGGCGTCCAAGCTGGTCGCCGCTGCTCCCCGCCTTCTGCGCTGCTTGCTGGCGAAGGTGCAGGCGCAGGAGCAGACTCTCGCCGAGGCGCAGGCGCGCGAGGTTGAGATGCGAAACATCCTCAGTTGGCTACATGGCCAGAAGGCGATTGTGCAGTGCGGTGATGCATCGTGCGCCTGTCGGGATGGCGCGCCGACCGCCAGAATGTGTCTGGAGGTTGGTCAGTCCCTGCTCACCCCAGCCGAGCCGAAAGCATGACCGCCCGCGCGACATGGAAAGCCGCCGAGCGACGGGTAGCGGCCGATCTGCAAGGT